CAAGCATACGGAGTAGACCATTGGGTTAATTCATCAAACCCTATCCAACTAAATGCCAAACCTTGATAACGAAGTACGTCATCGTCACGGTCTAGGTAAGACATCCATAACCTAGCACCTGATGGTGCTTCCCATTGCATCTTTCTTTCTGACCACTTTATACCCTTCCATATTTGAGGATACATTTCCTTAGACTTAAATATAAGTTCTCTAAGTTCTTCTGTTGTGTGTCGCAGTAGCAACCCACTAAATGATGGGTGACCCATATATCTTAAAGGGTCTGCTAACATAGCATATGATTTACCACCACCTGCTGAACCACCATATAATACTTCTCTTTCACCTGCCGCAAGAAACTCTGTCTGTGGTCCTGCGTTTGGTTTGAAGATTACATTCTGTTCTTCAATTGGTACTGACTCTATTTCAGATACTTCTTGTATCTTAGGCTCTTGCACCTGTTCTTTCTTCTTCAATGGCTTTCGCCTTTTGTATCGCCTTTTCGGCATACTCAGACCACTTTCTGAGAGTTCTAGCTTGGTTCTTACGTTGTCTTTCATGCATTAACCTTTTTCTTAACCCTACGTGAGATATTTCTCGTTTTGTTTTAGTTGTTAGCCAATTAGCTACTTCACGATACGAATATTGTTTTATATACTTTCTTGCCATTTCTATGGCTTCTAACTCGTATGGTACTGGGTCAAGTAAGTCAGAATCTTTTTCGTTTATTTTATATCCAAATGGAACAGTCCTAGCTATGCGTGGTATCTGTATCCATTCTTTTTGTTCTTCGTCTTTTAAATCTGTTGGCTGTGGAAGTTTCCACTTTCCTACACTTCTATCCATTGTTCTTTGGTGGCAAGAGCATAACACCCCCAGTGCTTTCTACTTGCATCTTCTCAGTCTTCACTAAACCTGTTCTGTCTAGTAATTCTTTAGCTGCTGCCATCTTATCTCTAATACCTAGCTCTGTAGGGTCATATAAGCCTCCTACCATAGCCATTGCAGCTTTAGGTGCATTCCTACTCATAAACAACTGTGTAGCCTCTAGAATCTCTTCTTTCAGCGATTTAACGATATCTGTAGTGCTAGAGCTTTCAGAATATCCTGCTAACTTTTTAGCTGCTACTACATCTCCACCTGCCTCATCAAATAAGACAGATAAAAACTTTTGTTGTCTTTCAGTTAGTTCTCTACTCATTATGCTATACTTTCTTTTGCATATTGTCTATCAACACGTGCTATCAATCTTTTTGCTCTATTAGTAGTTTGTTTGAACCAACGAGAATCTTCCATCTCGTCTGCCATTTTATACCAATCACAATCCTCTACTGCAGCAATCATGTTTTTAAATTTAGATAGTCTAGGTCTACCGAGTTGAAAACACATATTGGCTAATACATGTTGTATCTCTTCAGGTAGATTATCAAATTGCGAAAATAATAGGTTACAATCTTTTATAGTCGTTTCTATGTCTTTCGCAAACCATTCATCCACTTTATCATTTGGAATCTTTGTACCGATGGGTTTTCCATAATAATCTTCATCCCATTCTGTAATTAGATGCCCAATACCACCTGTAGGATATCCTTCTGAACATCTATATATTTCGTATTTAATACCTTCGTCATCTGCTATTTCGTTTTGTAGTTTTATTAAGTTCATTTGTTTTCCTTACATACACAAGTCTTGATATTTAGTTGTGTGTAATCTATGCTTAGATAAGTCTCTGCTAGAATTTTTAAATAAACATTTAATCCAATCTAACATTATTTTTTCCCCATAATCTTCATAGCTTGTCCTGCACCCTTAATACCAAATGATGCACTAATTGCTATAAACAAAAGATATTGATACCACTCAGGAAGTGTATTCAATACCTCAAATCCTATTCTTACATATTCTGTCATGCTAGGTATAAATACTAGTATAGCAGGTAATAACAAAACAATCAAGGCAAATTCGTCTTTCCAACTTCCATCTGTTGCATCTGCCATAGATTTTTCCCATTCAACTTCGCCTGTTGCTACTTTCTCAGCTACAACTGCTTTAGCTTTAGCTTGTGCTACTTTAGCTTGTCCTTCAGCTTTGACTTTTTCAACCTTGCTGTCCATCCATGAACTAGCTAGATTTGCGATTGGTCCTATGAGTGCTGTAAACATTATAGTCTCCTTTTACCTTCTTTTTTTTGTATTTCTCTTAGAGCTTTTACGTGTTTGTTCATTAGATAGTTTCCTACCTTTTGGAAGGGTTTCGCTAATTTTAGATATAGCTCGTATTTTCTCATCTAAATCTTGCCGTTTTTGTAGCAATCTTTTTGGGCTGTTTAGATACTTGTCTACCTGCTCTAGTTGCTTTGCGTTTAGCAGCCGTAGAGGCGGCGTATTCACTGGGACTAAGAGCCTTAATCGCTTTCTCAGGTAAATAACGTTCACCTGTTGCTTTACTCCCCTGTGTACTAGGTTTGCCACTTTTAGTTCGCCATTTTTGTTTTGTCCAATTTGCTAGGGATTTTTGTGGTGCTCTCATATGCTTCCTTTATTTGTTCTATAGTTCTAAAGCATCCTATACAAATATTTCCATGTAACTTACAGATGCCTACGCATGGACTCAAAATCTTCCTACCCATTTACCTACAAACCAAGCCATCAGTCCTGCAAAGAATATTACAATTATAGCAGCTATTCCGTAGCCTATGTATTCCATCAATTCTTGTTGACGCTTCTCTGCCATCTTTTCTTGATAGCGTCTAGACTTACGTGCTTCAGCTTGGAAGGATTGCCAATCTTGCCAAAGTCCGGGTCTTCCTAGGTAAATCATCATCTTCTTGAGTTCTTCTTCTTTTTCTTTTATTTGCTCAAGAGCCATGAACTCTTCTAGGTCTGAACCACCTACACCTTTAGCTTTCTTTTTCTTTGCTTTCTTTTCTAATTCTTCTTTGGAGAATACAAAATCACTTATATGTTTCGCACACCCACTCAGTTCTTTACCGTTGGACACGAATTGTTTTATGACATTGAAAGCAGCATTAGCTGCAGCTAGTTCTGCTAACATTTTATTTTTTCCTTATAGGTTTGCAGTACGCTGTTATGTGTAAATCAGGTCCTTCCAGTTGTGGTATAGAAGGTTGTTTATGTAGTCTTTCTGCAAAGTATAAACATCTATCTATATCTTGGAAGGTTTGTGTTTGGTCTACTACTCTTATTCCCATCATAAACACAAGCACAAACTCAATCATTTATTTATACAGGTACGCCTTGTACCTCCTCATTCTTATTTTGCGTATGGCACTCACAGGTGCACTCTTCTTCATTACATTCGTAACATTCACAAGTTTCACATTTACTTTTTGTTTTTTGCTCGTTCATTTTCTTTCTTTAAACTTTCTTTTGCCTTTTTAAATATTGCAACAACTTCAGTCTTACCCATAACTTTTGCTCTTTGTTCTGCGACTGTGAGTATCTGTATTTTTCTAGCATACGGTTTTTTAATTCTTTTAACTTTTGATACTGTAGCTTTAGCATCTGCCACTGTAGCGAATTTAATACTAACTGTGTCTTTGGGATTTTCATCAGTATATAATCTCCTACCACTGCCTTTAGGCTTTTTACCTGTGCCAACTTTAGGGTCTGACTTCTTCTTTGTGGTCATTATCCTCTATATCCACCACCTGCTGCTTTATATCTTTTGGCAAGCATTTGTGCCTTACGTGCACTCCATTGACCGGGTGCACCACCTTTACCACCTGATTTGATTTGGCTAAATAATTTCTTACGCATGGTTGGTTTAGTATAATTCCCAGCACTGTTTACCGTACTCCCACCTTTGTTTAACTTAATTTTAGATAAAGCCTTAGCTTGACCTGCATGAGCTTTACTAGCTTTCTTTAATTTATTTGCTACTTTTTTTATTGTTGCTTTTGCTTTTTTTACTGCCATCTCTATCCTCGTAAAGATTATTAAACGTAGTATATGGGTCTAAATAAGATTCATGTGCTTCTGCTGAGTGTGTCCACTGTGATGGTGTAAAATCAGGAGCACCTTCACCTGTAACCCACAGAGCAGGACTTGTGGCTCTTACTCTGTTATTCGGTAATGCTACAATGTTACCTGTCCATTTACCTGCATCAATTAAATACATAACATGTGATTGTTTATGCTGTGCAGGGTCATCTGCTATATCACTGTCTGTGTAATCTACAGTAAACATATACTTAGCTTTGTGGAACTCATTGTCTATCTTACATAGCCACGGAGATGAACTTACTCTGTCCATCACTATGACGCTATGATTCCTAGACTCACAATCCCAAGGTTGACATAAGTGGTCTTCCATTGGCTCTGCCCATTCATCTACAGGTATATCAGCTACAAGTGCTTGTATAGGCATTCTTGCCCACATAGCACCACCATGTACATTCTCATCTTCTGTACAACCTGTAAACACAACCTGAAAACTCAATGACCTGTCAGGTATGGTATTCACTGCAAACGCTAATGCATGTAGATACTCTCCGTGGTAGTCCAGATGATTACACGTGAACTCCCTACGTACCCAACATTTAAAATGTGGTACGTTACTTATCAGATAGGACATTACTTACGTTTAGCTGCTCCACCCTTAGCCATGTATTTGGTTTTTTTCATTCCACCTTTAGCCATGTATTTGGTTTTTTTCATAGCTCCACCTTTTCTCATCATTTTAGTTTTCTTTTTTCCGTGTACTGGCATTATGCTAGTCCTCTCTTTTTTAGTCTTTCTAATTGTAACTTCGTAGGTTTAATATTTGTACCTTTGTAGTTACCTTTTGCATCTAATCTAGACTCTTTCTTCTTAGGTGCTTCTTTCTTCTTTTCTTGTGTTTTAGTAGGTTTATTTTGTAAAGCCTTTGTTTTAGTTGTTGTTATTTTTTTGCTCTGCATTGTCTTTAATGGTGTAGTGTCTTTCTTTTTGGTCTCTACTTTCTTTTTAGTTATTGGCTTTGAATCTGTTTTAATGTTAGCATCTTTTTTGATTACATTATTTGGTTTAGTTGTTTTTTTAACTTTCTTGATATCTGTTGCAAAATCTAACTTAGCTTTAGCGAGGTCTTCTTTTTTAGTCGTTTTGTCAGATGCCATTGCTTTTTTCATGCCTCTACCCATCTGACCTCTTTTATTTGTACCAGCTACTGCAGACCTTACAGTTGCTAACATTTTATCCGGGCTAGATACAATGCTAGAAGCAGGAGCATTCTTTAGATTAGCTAGTATAAGACCTGTTGCTGCATCTTTGGCTAATGTACCATCAGCTTTTACTCTGTAGTATTTACTGCCTACTTTTCTGTACCTTACTTTTTTTCCAAATCTGTTGATGGTATATTCTTTATTAGCCATTATACTTTCCTTATAAGTTTTTTAGCGTTACGTGTTCTCTTAAAAGAACGATTAGCAGTCTTAGATGCCACAGTTAGATTACCTGCTCTGTTATCTCTTGGATTGCCATTCTTATGGTGTACATCTTTACCTGCCACCTTTGCTGCACCACCTGATTTCATTACGAGGCTACGTGCTTTGTTTCTACCTGCCCTGTTCACTTTTTGTGTAGGCTTAGAATGGTAGTTTGCGTATTCTTTCTTGTAATTCCTGTTAGGCATTTTTTATTATGTTCTGATAGGCTGCCATTCCCTTTGGACCACTAGCCCTCAAAGCCTTTAACCCGGGGTTGTCTGTGACAGAACCGCCTGCTGAGTACATGTGTCTCTTTCCACCTGACATACCACCGTAAGCCATTTCAGCTTTTTTCTTTTTCTTCATATCTTTTTTATCTACCATTGAAATGATTATTGCTATGCCTTTTCCTTTTTTAGCCATTTTTATTTTTCCTTCTGTCTACAGTTGATAACACATAACCACCCTTACGGTAGTCAGTAGCACCTATTCTTTTTTTATTTACAGAGCCACCCATAGCCATGCCTTCATTTAAAGTAGACAGTGCCTCTATCTCTGGTCCTGTGAGGTTTGTTTTGTTCATAATGTCATCAATAGAACGACCTCTTCTCTTCAATTCATCTATGAGTTTAGCCCTAGTAAGATTAGTTAGTTGTGTATCTGGTACACCTGCATCTGTTTGATTTTCTTTAGCCATTACTTTTTACCTTTCTTGAGCATACCACCCCTAGAGTTAAACTTTACGTTTGTAGCTTTACCTGACTTATCTTTCATGTACTGCTGTGTTTTCTTTTTAATTGACTTAGGTCTTGATGGTGGAGCTTTAGGTGGAGTCTTTTTAACTACTTTTTTCTTAAAAGGAGTTGTTGTCTCTGATTTAGACTTGCCTACTTTTTTTCTTTCGTCTGCACGTAGAGTTCCATCACCCATCTTCCTGACCCCAAGTAAATCATTTACAAAGTCACCTGCAGTGTAAGCTGCTCCTACTGCTGTAGTTCCTAATACTCCTTTAAGTATGCCCTTTAATTCTCCTACTGTATATCTTCTTTGTCCTTCTACAGCCTTTTGAGTTTTAGCTTGTTTTGCACTTTGTCCACGTAACGGATTTCTTACATTACCTTTAGGGTCTACATTTTTAGGTACATATTTATCTAATAATTTTATTGCTTTTGATTTTAAAGGACCTGAGAGACCATTAATTGCTCTCATTAGACCTTGGGGGGTTACTGCCATTTACTTATTCTCCTACCATTTTACTTTATGAGACCAGTACTTCGCTGATAACTTTGAAGTTGGTTTACCTTGAGCATCATGCCTTGCATAATAGCTCTTCTTACGTGCCTTATCCTTCGCTGTGGTAGGATTTTTACCAGCACCTTTTACACCTTGCTGTCCAAAGCGTATGAACTTATATGTGTCACCTTCTTTTGCCATCACGCAATGTGACTTAGTTGGATGGTTAGGTGTTCTCTTAGGTTTGTTTACACCCTTGAGACCTTCTTCCTTCATCTTGTTTTTGACTCGTTCAGGTATAGCCATTTAAATGTCCAACTTTTCTTGATTTGTAATACATTTATACCTAGTCGCAATATACTCAGGCATCCAATCAGGCAATTCCATTGCTATTTCATATGCTCTCACTTCACATTGCTTTTCAGTTCTGTATGGACCTTCTATGTCTTTTAATGTGTAGCACATTGTTGGGTCTTTCAACATGCAGACATATACAAACGCTTCAAACATTTCCTATACATGTTTTATTCATCTAACATTCCCTCATGTTTCATGGCATTTTCTACGTGCTTTAGTGTGTATCTCACACCTGTGTCAGCCTCAATGGCTGCACGTACATAGAACACGGAACTATGGGGTATATGTAGCTCTTTTAGCTTGTTAGCACGTATAGCATCATAGAATGCTTCTAACATACTCTCTGGTGTATATAGTTTTACTGATTTTTTTGGCATTGTCAAGGGGTAATTTCTATAAGTACGTAGATTTATATTATTATGCCATTTAAGTGTTACATTTATATGTTCATTTAAGTGTCTTTAACAAGTATATATCTTTTATTTAAGTGTGTTATTGTAAGTGTTACATTTAAGTGGTTTCAATATACATAATTATACCAAGTTTTGTACATCTTGTCAATAGCAATTATTTTTTATTTGTATGATTATCATTTTAGTGTGGTATTTATGTCACACTTTAAGTGCTAGGTAGTGGGTATATTGACAGTTATACTTGTGGTTAACACTTAAAAATACCTATCTGTGTATTTCTCTGTACACGTATACGTATACCCCCCACCTGTCGCATGCCGTATGCCTGTTTCTATCATGTATAGCTAAGTATTTGAAATAAATAATGTTTTATATGCTATATTTAGCTAAAATAATTTAAATAATATCTATATATGGTAGTTAATATGAATAGTTTAAACTGATTAATTAACAGTTATCTTTTTTATAACGTGTTAATATTGCATATAATAAAAAGTGATACCTATATCAATAAACTATATATAAAAATAATAATAAGATGCACATACTATATAATACAAAAAATAAATTTTATTTTATGCTTTACATTTAATTTTATTTAGTTATATTATTAAACAATTAAACATTAACTTTAAAAGGAAATAATAAAATGCCAATGTATGAAGTATATGCTAGTAAATGGGATAATCCAAGATATAGAGAAGCTATTGATAGAAATATTAAACTTAATGCTATTAAAGGTAAAAAGAAGAGATTTTTAGAAATTGATATTAATAAAAAAGCATTTTCTATTATTACTAAAATGTTAGAGAATTATAGATTAGATAATCCTAGTAAAGAAATTGAAAAGGATTTATTTATTAATAAATTTTATTATAAATGTGCTATTGATATGGATAGTAATTTAAATAAATATGGTCAATTATCCGAAAAACAAATTAATTTTATTTTATCTTTTCCTAGTAAAATGAAACAAAATTTAGATAAACATATTAAAAATAATGAAGAAAAATTAAAATCTTGTTTTGTAGGAAATATTAATGAAAGGCAAGATTTAAATTTAACTATCTTGAATGTTACAGAAAATGAAATGCAAGTATCATATTATAATTATGTTACTACTTATAAGCATAGTATGATTGATGCAAATAAAAATTTATTTGTTTTATGGTCAAGTAAAAACTTATTAGAATTAAATGATAATAAAAATGATATTAAAATTAATGCTAAGATTAAAGCACATAATGAATATAATAATATTAAAACTACTATTATTAAATTACCTAAAATAATTAAATAAAAACTAATTGACTAGCAGTTTAAAACAAATTAGACTGCTAGTTATATAAACAAAACATTAACTTTAAAAAGGATACAATAAAATGATTAAATTAGATATAAATAAATACTTAACTAGTAGAACATTTAATTTAGATACTATTACATATAACAATATAAAAGTATTACATATGAATTTAAACCAATTAAAAAAAGTATGTAATGATTATGGATTTACTACCTTTTTAAGTGAAAGCAAATCACAAACTAAACTAGCCAAAAACTTAAAAGAGTTAAATATGTATTCTATCGGTACTGCTATCGCACCATACGAATTAATAAAAGATTTTAATACTAATGATTATCATAAAGATATATTAGATTATTTAAATTATAATGGATTAGATAAAATTATTACAACTGTTTGTAATAATGCGACTATATCATGTAAAAAGAATTGTGTAATTTTTTATAGTGGTAATCCTGCTTACATAGATGCAAAGCAAAGAGCAATGATAAAACGTAAACATTTATTATTAAATAATCCTATGTTATTCTTAGCTATGTATTTAAGATATATAGAATTAAAAGTTAATTACTGTATTAAAAATAATCTTTTATTGTCTATACGTTTTAATATTTCAAGTGATATTGAATATGAAAATATTCATGTTATTTATAAAAATAAAGTAAATACATTTTCAAATATAGCTAATGATTTAATACAAAAAACAAAAAAGACTAATGATAAGGATATTATATTAAAGAATTATGACTATACAAAAAACTTTAATAGAATAGCTAATAAAAATTATAAGTTTGTTTATTCTGTAAGTGATAATGATATCAATAAAACTAAAATAGCTATTAATAACGGTTTATCTTTAGCAATGGTATTTGATACTAAAAAGAATAAATCATTACCTAAAACTTATAAAGTTAATAATATTGATTTTAAAGTTATTGACGGTGATTTACATGATTATTTACCTCAACACAAAGAACAATGTATAATTGGATTAAGATTTAAATATAAAGCAAAGGATAAAAAAGATAAAAGATTAATTGAGTTAAATAAAGCAATCTTAAATGGATTTGTAAAGATTGCAAGTTAAACCAATAATTAAAAGTGTGATATTTTTGCAACAGTTGCATTTATATCACACATAACTACTATCATAGAAAGGCAATCAAAATGAATAAATATCACATACTTAGTTTTATGGCTACATTAGTAAATATAATAATAGGTTTTAGTTTTATATTCTTAATTGACGTTTTAAGAGTTTCAAACTTAATGCTAGATTATTTTATACTTTATCTATTAACAATGTTAATTGCTATATGTCTTTATAAAATAGGCAATACACATGAATTTAATTTAAAATATAAGAGTTTTAAAAATGATATTAGATAATAAAAATGTAGAACATTGTAAAAAATGTAATAGTAAACAAATTATTTATAATATGTATATGTTTAATAATATTCTATACTGTTTTAAATGTAGTATGGAAAATTTAAAAATAAATAAAATAAATAAAAATATTAATTGACTAAATAAAAATAATAAATTAATTTAATTATATAACTAAATAGAAAAGGAAATAATAAAAATGGATAAAGTATTATTACAAATTGAAAATGATTTAGCTAATAAATTTAAATATATAGTTTGGATAGGAGGTGTTGACGATTACTATTCTAATTATAAAGATGCTAAAATTGCTTATGATAATTGGATTGAGCAAGGATATAATGACGTTATAATTGAAAAAATATAGTTTAACAGTAAAAGGAAATAATAAAATGAATATACAAGTAACAATTAAAAATGTTTATGGTAATCAATTAATCTATCCTAAATGTGACATTTCAAAAGCATTCTCAAATATTGCCAAAACTAAAACATTGTCAATAGAGAATTTAAAAACTATCTCATCAATGGGATATCAAGTTGAAGTAGTAAATGAAAATAACATAAAGGATTTATTAAAATGAAATACAATAAAAAAGAAAAGATATTAAAAGAAATAGATAGACGTAAGCTACAAAAGTTTGAAATTAAAACTAAATATAGAATAATGAAAACAGTATTAGGAGGTAATTTAAAATATAGAATACAATTAAATAAAAAATAATTAAAAAAAGTTATTGACATATGATTAGTTATATGACAAAACAAACTAAAGAAACAATTGTATAACTAAATGAAAGGAAAATACAATGAAAATAAAAAACTTTAAAACCCTATTCACTACTAAGAAAATAATTAAAAATCCTATTGGTAATAAAAATATACTGTTTAGACGTACTACAAATAGATACGGCAAAAAAGGTACTATATCCCATAATGTAGGCTATTTCTATGTCAGTAGAGATGCTGAAACAGGTAGGTTTGTAAGTAGAAGATAATTTAAAATAACTCTTTACAAGTAAGTTATAATAGTTTAGCTTACTTGTATAACTAAACAATAACAACAGGAGAATAAAATGTTAGATACAAAAAGATTAATTACATTAAATGATGATTTATTATTTGATATAGACTATGAGAAAACAAGATTAGCTAGTAAAAAATATGTTATCAATAAACAAACTGATAAACCTATTGGAATTGTAGGTAATAGCTTTAATACTACATCACATAAAGATTTTATTGATGGTGTAGAAAAGGTAATAAAAGATAATAGAAATCCATATGAATTATCAGATGCTAAAGTTAAAGTGTCTACTGCTAAAGACAATGCAGTAATCATAGCTGATATCACTTTACCTAACGTTACAACTACAGTTACTACTGATAAACACACTACTACAATAGCTGAACGTATCATAGCCTTACATGGTGTTGATGGTAGTATGTCTAATCAAGTATTCTTTGGAGCTATAGATTTCTTTTGTACTAATGGTCAGATTAGAGGAGAATATGACAAGGTTAGACGTAAGAACACTAGTAGATTTAGCATAGATACATTCATAGATGAATTACAAAATGCTAAACAAGATTTCTATGCACAATCTAAGAAGTTACAATCTTGGGCTAACATAAAACTTGATGGTTTAGATGTTGCAGATATCATAAAAAACATAGTGAAATCAGATAGAAAAGCAGAAAAGATGAATCTCTTGTATCAAAATGAGGTAGTCAATAGAGGTGCAAACGTATTCTCTTTATATTCAGCATTCACTAATTACTCTAGCTATGCTGATGAAAGGAATGGATTTAAGTTAAAAGAAATGGGCAACGATACTGCAAGTTTATCTATGTGGAATAGAGAACAAGAGGTATCTAAATGGATATCATCTAATGAGTTTAAGAAACTTGAATTAGTTGCATAACTAAACACTTGACAAGTAGATTGCATAGTTGTAGTCTACTTGTATAACTAAATGAAAGGTAATTAAAATGATTAGAAGAAAAGTTTATGTGGATATGGATGGAGTTATAGCTGACTTTTTCCTAGCATTAGAAAAGAAATATGATGTAGCACATTGGAAACATTTAGATATAGAAAACTGTATATCAGAATTAAAAGGTACAGATTTCTTTGCTACAGTTCCTAAGTTTACAACTAGTGACACACTAATCAAATACATAGATACTTTAACTAATGGACAATGGAATATATTATCTTCACCATTGCAAGATGACAATAATAATTCTACATTTTGGAAAAAGTATTGGCTAACTAAACATAACTACAAACCTAAAGATGCTATCTTTACTAGTGAAAAAGAAAAGTATGCAAGGAATAGAGCATATACAGTAGGTAACATTTTAATTGATGACAAACCAAGTAACATTCAGAAATGGATTGACAAAGGTGGGATAGGTATTCTATACCAAGCGAATCAAGATAGTTTAGATTACTTGTACAACAAACTTAATAAATATTATGGAGAATAAATATGGCTACATCAAATGTAAAAGTAAAAGACATAAACTTAAACTTAAATAGAAGTGAGTTAGTAACATTAATTGACTCTCTAGGTAATAGTATAGAAGATATGGAAACAGGCAATGATGATTTATCTTTGCGAACTATAGATGTAGGTAGAGTAAATTTCTACAAAGTAGATAAAGGTTTATGTGAACATCAAAGAAAATGGTATATACAATATAGCAGAATGTATCAACAACTAACAAGATTAAATACTAAAATACTTAAAATAGAAGGAAAGATAAAATGAATGTACTAAGTTTATTTGATGGTTGTAGTGGTGGTCAACTTGCCTTGCAAAGAGCAAACATACATGTAGAAAACTACTTTGCAAGTGAGATTGATAAGTATGCAATCAAAGTGACACAAGCTAACTTCCCTAACACTATTCAGTTAGGAGATGTGCAAGTTTTTTCTCTTAAAGGTTTTACCTTTCAAGAAGATATTGATTTACTTATGGGCGGTTCGCCCTGTCAAGGTTTCTCATTCGCAGGAAATCAGCTAAACTTTGATGATGAACGTAGTAAACTATTCTTTGACTTCATACGTATAAGAGATGAGTGTATGCCTAAATATGTACTGCTAGAGAATGTACGTATGTCTAAGAAATCTCAAGATGTAATCTCTAAGTACATGGGATTTGAACCACAAGCATTAAACTCAAGCAAAGTATCAGCACAAAACAGATACAGACTATATTGGTTTGGCAGAAAGATACTAGA